CTAAACCAGACAATTTTTTAACAAATGGAAATATTGACTTAAAAAAAATTAACAAAGTCAGCAATCTTTTCCCTTTAACTTTTCCAGATATAAACCAAAAATATACTACATTGGCAGATGCTCAAACCAAAGCAAGTAGCGCAAAACAAAATTTAACGCAAGACCAAAGAAGAATGGTTGGTTCACGATTTGCAATTTTAGGCCGATTAGGGGTTGAAGATAAAAGGGCTTATTTGGCTGAAATGGATGTATTAAAACAAGAAAATCCTGACAATCCAGATTTAGCTAACTTGATAGATGCTTATAAAGTTACATGGCAAGATATTCCATCTGGTAAACATTTGCCTGGTTTAGCAATTTCAGGGGCGCAAACTTTACTATCACCATCAGAACAACAGAGCGCTTTAGCACCAACAGCGGGAACACTTAGCACTGGGGCTAACATTTTGCCAACGGTAGCTACTCCAAGTGTTGGTGGACAACCTCCAAGATTACAAGTAGGCCAGCAACCATTGGCACCAGTAGAAGTTGGGCCAGGTTCTCGAATGGTTGGCACAGGTAGATTTGATATGAACAACAATGAAATTTTCAATGTTGTTAATTCAAGTGGCCGAGTTATAGGACAAACAACTGTACCAAGCGGAGTGCCAGAAGCCCAGATGCCAGGAGCAGGAACAGCACCATCAGGAACACCATCAGGAACACCAGCAGCTAACGCAGCAGCAGCGGCAGCAAGAGCAGCAGCGGCAGCGAAGGCAGGAGCAGCCCCTAGGCCATTACCAAATGCGCCAGTGCTTTTGCCGTCAGGTGAAACCGCACTGACTTTAGAAAAAAGCAATGCTATTCGTATGAACTCAAACGAAGCAGCAGCCCAAATACCAATTCAATATTTTAATAGTAATGAAATTATTAAATTAGCAGACAATGTTATCTCTGGTATAGGCGCTCAAACAATTGCTAATTTAACTGGTGGGTATGCTGCATTTAATGCAACACGTTTTGGTCGAGAAAATGCAACTAATCTTCAGCAATTAGGCCACTACATGGCATTGCAAACTGCTTCTTTAGCAAACTCATCTGGTCTTGGTGGAACAGATGCGGCAAGAAGCCTGGCTGGTCAAATGGCTGGAACAACCGAATGGACACCAGAAGCAATTAAGGATACTGCAAGGGTAAACAGGGCACTGTCAACCAGCGGGTCTTTGTTTAATCAAGGCATTGAGGCTGCGTTTGAAAGATCAAATCAAAATCCATTTTCATCTAGAAAATTCCAAAATGATTGGTCAAAAACTTTAGGCCCAAATGGAATTGATGCAATCCGTTTGTATGACCTTACTATCAATCAAGACATGGATGGTGTAAGAAAATTCATCACTTCTTTAGGCGGGACTGAATCTGTTAGGTATAAAACTACGCTTGCCAAAATAACTGAAATGAATAATTTGTTAAAAGGCACAAAATGATTCCCGAACTTGATGCCACAGCAATTGACGATTTTGTTAAAAAATCAATAAAACCAAACTTAACAGTTGTTCCTACTGCTCCTGCTCCTAGCCCAGTTGTACAACAAGCTGCGCCACCACCAGCACCTGCCCCAACCCCTGCACCAGCTGTACAAGCGGCACCACCAGCCCCACAGCCTGCACCAGCACCAGTGCTACAAGCTGCGCCTGCGCCTGCGCCTGCGCTACCACCAATGGCAACAGCTGCGCCTGTGCCTACCAAAGTAACTGCACAAGAGCAAAAAGTAAGAGATCAAGATGCCTTGCCAATATTTACAAAAGAATTAGCCAGAGCCGAGGCAGAGGCTGCTGCTGGAAAACCAGGGGCTGTACAAGATGTTGCGGCAATAAAAAGAGAAATGGTTAGGCAGGGACTTGCTATTCCCGTTGCTGCTGCTGCGCCAGCTGTTGTCCCTGATGTAATGGACGCAAACGCTATTGACAAGTTTGCAAAAGATGCAGTTGCAGCTGCGCCGAAACCTGTTGAAAAACGCACTCCATTTACTGGCACCAGGGGCGACACAGGCATTGGCGGTGGCGATGGCCCAATTGCCCAGGCTGCGCTCAAGTATTTAAAGAACCTGGGAGCCGCAACAGCATCACTGGCTGATGTAACCATTGGCGGCATCATTCCTGGCGTTGCTGGGCCTGTAACCTATGCTGCTGGTAGGATGTTTGGTCAAACACCAGAGAAAGCTGCTGCCGCTGAAAAATCAGTTGTTGAGACTTTGGACAAACCGTTTGGCAAGACATTTGGGGTTTCTGAAACGGGAGCATACAAAGGTGAACTAAGCCGAGAAATCATGGATTTCATTGGCGCAAACATTGGCAAAGGCGCAAAGTACATTTCTGAAAAAACAGGTTTGCCAGAGTCTGATGTTGCCAACATGATGGGCACTGGCCTGGTTGGTGTTGCACCGCTGGCTGGCAAGGTAATCAAACCTGTGGTTGGCGCTGCTGGAGAAGCCTTGTACGCAGCCACTGAGCCATTGGTCAGGGACAAGACCGTACTTGCACAGCGCCCTAAGATTGAGCCTACCCTGCCGCCCGAGCCGCTAGACGTTAACCTGCGCCCGGTTGAGGTGACGGTGCCTGGGCAAATGTCTGGAAAGATGTTGGGAGAGGTTCAAGCAGCGTTTGAAAAACGTCAAGCTGCGGCTGCTGCTGCCAGAGCCGCCAACCCACCACCAGCTGCAACAACAGCGTTTGATATGTTGGGTGACAGAACCCCTGCTGGGCCTGCTGTGACCTTGCCTGCTGGCGCTGCGCCTGGTGCTGGGCTTGGTGCTACACCTGGTAGTGTGGGCGCTGCTGCTGTTAGTGCTAACCCATTTGCTGGAAAACTTACTGGTGAAGTTGCTGGTTCAAAAGGACAATTCCCGCAGGTTAAATTATCTTTAGTTGCTGAAAATGTTCCAGTGATGGAGCAACAGTTAATTTCAAGAATTGCTCAAGAGGTAAATCCTGGTCAACCAGTTCGCAGTGGTGTGATTACACGCAATGAAGGAACATTGAGAACTGAACACACTGAAGCAAATATGCCTAACTTAACCCCAAGGGGTCAAGTATTAAAAACGCAAATAGCAAATGAACAAAACGCATTGACAAACTTTAGCAAAGAAAGAATTGATGCCACAGGCGCATCACCAACTTTGTTGAGCGATTCAATGCGTGGAGAAAGAATCAACGATGTGTTTCATGGAGCAGCAATAGAAGGCGAAGCGGCAACAAGTTTAACGTCTTATTTAGACCAATCAAAACGGCAAATTTATAAATCAGCGTTGGAACGAGTTGGTAGCAATCAAATCAAAACTTCAAACATTGATAACTTGTTAAAAAATCCACAGTGGAAAGCAGGTCTTGAATTTAAAGGTGTTGAAGGTGTTGCCAAAGGTGCTGAAAAATATTTAAACCTTGCTAAAACAACAGGATTTGAAGATGTAAATGGAGTGATGCATCCACCTGGAACCGTATCAACTTATGACGCTGTACGCAAAGCAGTCAATGCAGAATGGTCACCACAAAACGCCAGTGCAATTAGAAAAATAAATGAAGCAATTGATAAAGATATTGCAGCAGTTGCTGACCCTGCCTTGTATAAACTTGGAGACAAAATTCATCAAGTTGAAAAAACTATTTTTGGTTCAAAAGGAATTAAATCTTTGTTTGGTGAAGTAGATAAAAATGGCGTTGTCTTATCTTCTACTCCATTGGAAAAAATACCTACAAAATTAAATGAATTGGCTAAAGATCAATGGAAACACATTAGAGGCACATTAGATGAACTGGCAAATGGAAAAGTAAGAGGCGCACCAAGCGGGATGCCACCTGTGCCAGCTGAACTACGCCAAGCAGCTGCTGCTGCACGAAACGAAATTGATGGCGCATTGGCAAGAGCCGTTTATCAAGCAGGGTCAAACAAAGCTGGCGTATGGAATCAAAATTCTGTTAACACAACATTGAATTCTGTTATTGGTGAAAAAATCTTAGAGAACTTTCCACCAGCAGAAGTGAAAAAATTCCATACGTTAAACACCGCTGGTTATTTGATGCCAGGAGTTCATTCTTATGAAGGCGCTGCGTTGCAAGCTAGACGGGCTGGCAAAATTGAGGCTTACGCTGAAAAAGCTGGCACTGGAGCAGGAGCAATTATAGGCGGGTTTGTAGGCCAGCCATTTGGCCCTGGTGGTGTTGCAACCGGGACGCTTATAGGTGGGGCTGGTGGTGGACGAGTTGGGGCATCAATTAGCGGTAAAGCAGCAGCAAAAGCAGAGGCAAAAGCTGCTGATGCTCTAAAAAATGAAATGCAAAAAAATGCACAACTAAGAGATATGTTGCCATGAGCCTTGAATCACAATTCTCTAGCCATGAAGCAGTATGCGCTGAGAGATACGACCAGATCAACGCACGGCTAAAAAGGATTGAGGGCATCCTCATCAAGACTGCCGGGGTGCTTATCTTTTCCATGTCGGCTATCGTCTATGCCAGCCTGACGCTGCATCGTTAAAAGTGATTGACGTTACTAAAGCCATTGGAGCAGTTGCAGCCAGCATTGCAGCCATTGGCGGCGGTTACACATTGGCAGACAAGTTTGGCTGGTTTGACCGGGCCATCCTTGAGTGGGCGCCAGAGCATTTTAAGATCACAGCAGCGGCTGGACAACCCATCAACGTCACGGTTGCAAGAATCAAAAAACGGGACGACTGCTCTGTTGAGAGTTTTACGCCGAGCATCAGGGATGCGGCAGGCATGATGCATGAGGCAACGACAACAGCAAGCAAGTTCAGCGGCCCCGCGGGTCCACAGATTGACACGTTTACCTACCAATTGACGATGGTCAGAAAAGAGAAGATTGCACCCGGCACAGCCACACTGCTAGCAACCATCAAATACAAATGCCCCGAGGGTGAGCGAGTGGTGCAGTATCCTCGCCATGCGAATTTAAGTTTTAATCTAGGAGGTTAACCATGTTAGGACTAGACGCAATACTTGGCATCGGCGGCAAGCTGATCGACAAGCTGATTCCTGACCCTGCTGCCCAGGATGCCGCACGGCTGGAGTTGCTCAAACTGCAACAGTCTGGCGAACTGGCGGCGATGACTGCCCAGACTGAGATCAACAAAGCCGAGGCCAGCAACCCCAGCGTGTTTGTCAGCGGCTGGCGTCCAGCAATTGGTTGGGTCTGCGCTTTGGCGATGGGCTACCAGTACTTGGCTCGACCCCTGATGGTTGCTTTTATGCCTGCTTTGGCCTTCCCCGGCCTTGATGACAATCTTTGGCAGTTGATGATGGGTATGCTTGGCCTAGGCGGTCTGAGGACGTTTGAGAAAACCCAAGGCGTAGCTGCAAAGTGACCCCGCATTTCACACTTGCGGAGTTGACGCACACCGACCACCGCAGCCTGGACAACACGCCTAATGCTGCTGAACTGGCAAACCTGCAAAAACTGGCAGAATTTCTTGAAGTGGTAAAAACAACTCTAGGCGGCAAGGCTGTGATGATCAGTTCAGCGTATCGCAGTAAGGCCGTGAATGACGCAGTGGGCAGTCGAGACACCTCAAGCCATAGGCTAGGATTAGCTGCTGACTTCCGAGTGCCTGGGCTGGTTCCAGACGCTGTGGTGAGGGCGTTGCTCAAGCTGCCCTATGACCAAATCATCCGCGAGTTTGACGCTTGGACGCACATCAGCATTGCTGACAAACCCCGGCGTCAGGCTTTAATTATTGACAAGGCTGGCACTCGGCCTTTCGTTTAGCGTTTGGGATATGGGCAATCGTCAGGTACAAACGCCAAGCAATGCACGGCAGCATACTTAATAGCGCCACTAACCCAGCGATCAATATACACGTCAGGCATCAGCGCAAGGCTGCGACTTACTCCTGTCGGTGTTAACTTCAACGTAAGTGCAAGTTCCAGGGCAGTCATGCCATCTGGTGCTTGAGCCAGAGCGTCCCTAATCTTTTCTGAAATTACCACGGCGCATCCTCATAATTTTCGGGGTTTATTGGAATTGGTTTGCTTGGTTTTGCTGGCGGCAACTGAGTAGGAAAAGGCCAAATCAATTTAGCAATGTCTGCCAAAGCATTTTGCTCAGATGTTGATAGTTGTTTTGGCGGTGCAAGAAAAGATTGCACCAATGCATCAAATTGCTGTTGGTCAGTCATGTGTTCATCCCCTTCAGCTTGGCTTCAATAATTTTTGTCAGGCAAACCACTTTCCACAACAAATCTCCAAAATTGACATCCATATCAGCTACTATGTCACTCATTTCTTCATCCGTCAGACCCTGCCACGGGCGCTCCGCAGCAAAGTGATCAGCCAACTCCCGCGCCTTGTGCTTGTCGATGCCCTCGCGGACTAAGCTAACTACCACCATGTCTCGCCAAGGGGTTGGCTCCTGCTCTGGCTGCTCCAGGGCGGCTTTCAGGGCGGTGATGACCTCTGGACACCACACTGTAAGTGCCTCTACTGTGCCATCGTCGGAGTCAGTGCAGCCCCCTTGCAAAAATTCCAGCGCCTCTAGCGCCTGCTGCGCGGCTTGTCTCAGGTCAGTCATGCTTGTCCCCTTGCTCGGATGGCGTCAGCATACTGCTGCCAGTCGTAATCTCCTTGAACTTCACACACCTTCGCACACGCCTCACGCTCATGCTCTGCCACTAGTTTGGCAAAGGCTTCAAGATAGTGCAGAAATTTATCCCTGTCCTTGCCCATGCCGTAGTATGAAAGCCCGGATGCGTCTGCCATAAGGATGATGTCGCCTTTAGTCATAGCATTCCCCACAGAAACCCAGCCAGCCCCGCAATGCCAACTAAGGCAAACAACACCAGCAACGTGATTGCAATGCCGAACATCAAGTTTGCCAGTTCATAGTCATCATCATCATTCATGTCAGTCCCTTTCAAAATGCTATGTCATCATCGTCTTTGGGCAAACCTTGATAACCGTCTTTTGGCTTTGGGTCATTGATGTATGCCCAGCCGTCCCAGCCGCCTTCTTTTAACGGGATAACGTCAATTTTTACCATCTCGCCCCGCTGGGTCTGGATAATGCTGCCAACACGTTGATAGCGATTCTTTTTCTCGCCTTTGCTGTTGGTGTATGTGCCCACAATGGTGCTAAGTTCTTTTATGATTGATGACATTATTTGCTTTCAATAAATGTGTTGTTTGCTGATTTCTTGAATAACCTGGTCATAGTAGACCCGTGCCGCCTCAACTTTGATTTTGATCTTGTCTTCCAAAGCCGCATCACGTTTATAGGGCACGATAGTCACTCGCAGTTCTCGATTGATGTGATCTACCTTGTGCAGCTGCTTGCTTTCGTAACCAATTAAATCGTCTGGAGTGCTGACCAGGCAATATGCAATGTCTGCCCGTGGCTTGTCCCACAGCATCATGTAAGCGCGTAATTGCCATTCGTAGCCAGTATCTCTGCCCTGGTCAGCCAAGACAGGGAAGGTGGTTAAGCACCAGCTGGACTTGATGTCAATGATTCGGTCATCACCAACAATGTCGGCCTCGCCAGTTATCCAGGCATTTGTTTTGCGCTCCGTGTTTTTGGCATGGCTGGACAGATGCACGGCGTTGTACAGGTCAATGGATTCGTCTTCAACCCTCAACCCTTTGTCCATGTACTTTGTAGTAACCCGTTCGTCATAGCCGTAAATAAACTCTTTGGCTAACTTGGTAACGTAGGTCTTAGCCCCCACGCTTAATTCGTCGTTGCCCTTGCCATCGGTCATAATTGCGCTCAAGGCACTGGCTCTAAAAATAATGCTCATGGTGTCCCTTTTATTGTTGCCTTTTGTTCGTCTTTTGCTTTGGTGATTTGCTCACGAAAGTTTTGGTCATTACCCACGGTTTTAATTCCGTTAAAAAATGCTTCTTTCAGCTGCTCATGCGTTGTGCAGGCCGCGATGTCAGACAATATTGCTTTAACCGTGGCGTCTGTTACCTTGGGCGGTGCTTTGCTACCAGCATTGCCATCGTCATCCTCGGGCGCAATCCCACAGGCCGCCATCAAGCTGTACCGCCTGGCGTAAGTCAAAGCAGAGCCATACCCTTGCGGGTCATGCTTGGCAGCGGGTACATGAAGGATGCCGCACTCCAGCATTTCGCCTGATTCGTGGACAAACATGGTTTCCACCATCACGCCATCGGTGCAGTCGTAGCATTTCTGAATAAGTGCTATGCCGTTGTCGTTTAAACCGCCTATGACAGCCTCAACGCAAGCAGCAAGGTCAGCGTACCGACTCTTAAAATGCGGGTTCGTAGCGGTCTTTAAAGCAGGCCCAAAGGCTTTCTGTGCCTTGACCAATGCAGTAGCTATCAGTTTCATACAGTCTCCTTTAGTTCCAATAATTCTTGAGTTTCAGCAAACAGGGTAATCTCAGTCTTGTTTCCGTCCTGGTCAATCACAAACAGTTTGCGCGTCCAAAACACGCCAGCGTTCCCAACAAGGCTAGACGGTTCTTTTAGTTCCAGTGTTTGTACTTGGTGTATCAATATTGTGGTTGTCAT